GGAACTTTCCCCTGGCTTTCGATTATAGCTCAAAATTTTGAAGTGTATGAATTGCTTGGTCTTGTGTTTGAATATAAGGCAACCAGTGCTATAGCGGTTAATTCCACTAATACTGCACTTGGTACCGTTATATTAAGTACGGAGTACGACTCCATAAACCCGCCCTTTGCCTCTAAACAAGAGATGGAAGCGCATGAGTTTACGGTAGCAACGTCTCCAGCGGAGAGTGTCATTCATGGTGTAGAATGTGCTCCGCGTATGGGAGTCCTAGATAAAGCTTATCTTAGGAGCTCCACCCCCCCAGAAGGGACTGATATTAGAATGTACGATAAAGGTACGTTTTATATAGCCACGCAAGGGATGCAAGCAGCCTCTGTAATAGGAGAACTGTGGGTGTCTTATCATGTGCGGTTATTACAGCCTCAGCTGGTTTACCAACCTAGTGCCTTAGGCTATTTGCATTTGCGTAGTACTGAGAATACTGGTGCGGCTTTTGCCCCACCAGTCACGGCTCTTGGAGGTGCGTTGCCTTACACGTTAACGTCTGATGGTACAGGGATTGTTTTAGATGAAGGTCAATACTTCATTAATCAAACCCAGTACGGTCTTGCGGGTACTGTAGCAATCGCCTTACCCATATCACTTTCTAGTGGTACGGAGTTTTTGACGATTTTTACTGACCAAACAGGAGCCTCAGTACATAACTATATTTATATGGTTAATGCGAGTCCCAATCAAGGTTCACAGTCTGCTATGGTATTAGTCCCGCCTCAAGGTGGTACTATTACTTTTAACAACGGTGGTGGCTTGAATTGGAATGATACTTTCATAATTCAAGTGCCTATAGGAGTTTCTTATTCTAGTTTGACATTGCGTCAACGGTTAGAGAAGCTTGAGAAGCTATTGTCTTCTAATACTCTCTGTATTACTACAGAAGAGGTTAAAGATAGTAAGCCTTCACCTTTGGTCAGGAGGGTATTAAAATAACAAGCGTCATTCACATCCTTGTTATTAGTGGGTATTGGTGAATTGTTTTGCCGGTTTTAGTAAAAACCGGCGACTGGTTACCATTAATTTGGGACAAAACTGAGGTTTTGTTATAAAAAGGCAAGTGCGTACAGAAATGTCTGTTGAACGTCAGCTACTACCATTATCTGAGCTTGAAAGGGTAACAGATGCTTCCGAGACAACGGTGGCTTTTAGAAATTGTTTCGATATGAAATAACCGAATTATTGTATGAAT